AATGTACACACTTAGCCGTAGGGAGGGCAGTATGAAAAAGAAATTAAACATAGGTGGACACCCATATGAAATTTTGACGTCGAAATTAGAGCATGAGGATAGAAATAAAGAGTTATATGGTAGACATCTAGTAAAAGAGAACGTTATATTAATAAATGAAGACATAGCACCGTCAAGAATAGAAGAAACGTTAATACACGAAGTATTACACGCGATTTTTTATAATACCGGGCTAGAACATAATGAACGTCAAATAGAAGCTATATCTAACGGATTATATCAATTAGGAGTAGGAGATTACTTGTGGAAAAAATCACAAAACAAATAATAGCAGCTAAGAAGCTAGGAGATAAAAAACTAGTGCAAGATTTGCAGAAAAAATATGATTTATCCAAGAAGTATAAATTTTCTAAAAATGACAAAGTAATTAAAATGAAGATAAAGCCGGAAGACTTAAGGTATTGTAAGAGAAAAGACTGTAATAGTTTTATAAATCCTAATAAACAAGATAAACCTCTTACTATATACCTATACAGAAAAAGAAAGTACTGTGATTCTAAGTGTGCTTGCATACAAAGAAACCTAGACTTTCCTCCATCAGAAGAAACAAATATTAAGAAAAGCCTTGCTATGTTTAGATATTACGAGAATAAAGGGTTCTATGACATGGAGAAAGATGGAAACCTACCTTATTCCGAATATAAGAGAAGCGTGCAAAAGAAAAGCCAAAGTACCTTAAAAAAAGATAATCTTATATTGTATAATATTTACAAAGATAATCCTTGGGATTCTAAAAATCCCGATGAAAACTGCTTAACCATAGAACATAAGATTCCAATCAGAAAATGTTATGACTGTGGTATAGGTATTAAACAAGCAAGTAACATAAAAAACTTGGACGTAATAACAATGAAACAAAACTGGGAGAATAATAATGGAACAAAAGACTGAAACCGAAAAAGTGGTATTACATATAAAGGAAAGCTTTCCTGAAACAGAACAGGAATTTAAAAAAATATTAAACACAATGTATATGACATTTTGTAAAAAACAATTTGACTACGGTCCTGGCAACATTGCCATGGGAACTCAATTAAAATCAGAGGAAGAAGTCAATATAGCCTTATTAGGTATTATAGTAAGAATGAATGATAAAATAAACCGACTAGTTAACTTGTCAACTAAACACAACTTCGAGGCAAAGAACGAACCTATAGAAGATGCGTTTTTAGATACTGCGGTATATGCAGTAATGGCGTTAATAGTTAAAAACCGTAAATGGAGTAAATAATGAGTGACAAAGAACAAAAGATGAAAATAGTGCACAATGAAAAAGAGTACGAGTTTTTAATTTCTGATTTATCAGAAGAAGCAAAAGCTCAATTTCAAAGAGCAAACCAAATAGGTGGAGCTACTATACAGCTAGAGCAAGAACTTATGGAAAAACGTTTTCTTATGAATAATTATATAAACTTCGTTGTTGATGAACTTAACAAAGATGTTGACGACAAAGAAGAAAAGTAATTAGTTTATGAAAACAAGAACAATAAACGGTGAAACCAAGTATTTATTTGATAACTTAGATGAGTTTAGAGAATACTATCCTTTAGCTTCTATCTGTAAAGACTGGAGGCATGCCTCTGTAGATGATTGGATTGTCTCAGACGATGGTCAAATTTGCCAGGTATTGTATGTTGGGATGTTAAAAAGTTCCAACAAAGAGAAGAAGACTACATTCGTAAGGACTATTATAGGTTCTTTCGTATGTAATCCGAACGTAACTATGTCGGGAGAGATGCGTACTAATATGCACACATTTGCAAAAGACGGCAAATCTCCCTCTGTACGTAAAAAAGAAAGAACAAAAGCAACAGAAAAAGAATTCTTATTTGCTAAGTACGTAGCAAAGGGGGATGATGTTGTAGATGCGTATATGAATGCATTTCCTAGTAAGAAAAAATCATATGCTTCGTCTCAAGCTAAACTGCTGCTAAAAACCGATAGGGTGAAAAACTTGATTAGAGAAGAAATAGACAAAGTTTTAAATGAAGCAGAAATTACACCTTTATACTTATTAGAAGAAATGAGAAGTATAATAGACAAACAGGGCTCTACAGATAGAGATAAGTTGTCAGCACTAAATACGTTAATGAAAATATCTGGAATGATGGATACTGAAAAGAAATCAGAATCAATTACATTGTTCCAAGGATTTACAAAGGAGCAACTAAATGCAATTCAAGGACCCGAAGTCAAAAAACTTCAAGAAGTTAAAGCTGATATCAAAAAGTAAAAGATGTCACATATGTTCACATAAGCTTGTAAATACAGGTGTATTTGTTTGGGATTCAGTTAAAAAGGATGCTTCTGCTGTTAAATGTATTAATTGTTTAACTATGTATTCACCTAAGTTCGAAGTAATAAATATTGGAATACCTAGAGAAATAGGGTATGCATAATGAGATTAGCAGTATATGGAACACTTAGAAGAAACTACGAAGAAACTGGAAGAGTAGAAGGTTTTAGTTTAGTTTTCCCTGGAACAGAATCATTTCCAGCTATTATTAAAAATGAAAAAGGTAAAGGTGCTGTAGTTGAATTGATGGATGTAAGTCCAGAAGAACTTAATATGTATGACGAATACGAAGGTGTATCTAATGGTTTATATATTAGAACAACTGTACCGGTTTCTTTAGATAGCGGTGAAACAGAAAAAGCTTGGATATATGTAGCTGGACCTAAATTATGGCAGAACTCTAATTCTTTTACAGAGGTTCCAGAAGGAGATTGGCATTCAATGAAAACACTAAAGATGTTAGATAGGGTTTATGAAAAAGAATTCCAAGAAGCCTGAAATATTTAATATTATACCTCCCGACTTATCTCAAAAAGAAAAAGCGTTAGAGTTAGCTAAGAAAGATATTATTACTTTTGGTCAAATGTTTATGCCAGAAGATTATATGAAATCGTCCCCCGCTCCATACCAATACGAGTTAAGCGACTTATTACTTGGAGATGAAAAAAGGGCTTGTATTATATTACCGCGAGGTCATGCAAAATCAACATTAGCAAAAACGGCGTTATTGTATCAGCTATATTTTGCTCCTCCAGATAAAAAACAATTTATTGCTTGGGTGTCTGAAGAACAATCTCAAGCTATCGACCACATTAAGTACATACAAAATCATATCGATATTAACCCTGCATTACAATATTACTTTGGGGATTTGAAAGGGAGTAAATGGACAGAGAAGGAATTTACTACCGCTAGAGGAGATAGGATTATTGCTAAAGGTACAAGTCAGCGTTTACGTGGTCGTTCTCAATTAGGACTAAGATATACTAATATTATACTTGATGACTTTGAATCAGAATTAAATACTAAAACACCAGATAGAAGAAGGGAGATTAAAGAATGGGTAATGTCTACGGTAGAGCCCGCATTAGAAAACTCAAAAGAACAAGAAGGGTCAATATGGCTTATTGGTACAATAGTCCACTACGACTCTTTTCTTCAAGGCGTATATGATGGTTTCTTAGATGCCGAAAAAGAAAAAAGAAAATCTGCTTGGAATGTACTATATAAAAAAGCTATGGTTGACGGAGTTCCTTTGTGGCCTAGCTACTTTACAAAGCAAAAACTAGACGGCATTAAATCTAGGTTCTCAGAAATGGGATTAACTCACAAGTTTGCTCAAGAATATATGAACGAAGCAAGAGACCTTGAAACAGCTAAGTTCAAAATAGATAGAATAAATAAATATAGAGGACACGTAGAAGAAAGAGCGGGGTTTAATTATATGATGATTGACGAGTCTGCTATCCCAGTAAATGTATACATGGGAGTTGACCTTGCTTACGAAACAAATGCTAGAAGTGACTTTCAAGTTATAATGACTATTGCAATAGATAGTGATAGAAATATATATATTGTAGACTATTACAGAGAACACTCCCCTTTATATGACATGCCAAAAGAAATTATTAACATTGCTAGAAAGTATCATCCAGTTAGAAGAGTTAATGTAGAAAAAGTAGGTGCTCAAGGTATTATTAAAGACCATGTAAATAAATTAGCGGGAAGCGATAGAAAACTAGCTCCTGGATTATCTCAAGGAATAAGACCTCCTGGAGGTATAAAGAAAGAAGACAGGTTAGAAGCATTGCTTTGTCCTATAGTTAATGCTAGAAAGTTATTTATTAAAAAAGAACACGAAGATATTGTTGATGAGATGTTTGAGTTTCCAAAAGGTAGAAACGATGACCTTCTTGACGGTCTTTGGTATGCCGTAACTACAGCAAAGCCTCCTAAAAGTTCAGCTATAGATATATCTAAATTAGGCGAAAGGTTAGAAAATAGAGAGAAAAATCTAGCCAACAGAGCAATTAACTGGGTTACTGGACAAAAAATATAAATAATTCTTGACAGCAACGTCGTAAATTAATTATTTTAGACTTAAAATATAATAGGGAGTCTAATCATTAAATACGACGAAAACAATAAAACCAAGCCACAAATAACTAAAGAGTTATTTAGAAGATGGCGAGATGCAAGACAAACTTGGGACTTAGAAGCTAGGGACGCAGTAGACTTTGTATTAGGAAATCATTTTACAGCAGAAGAATCTGATGCTTTATCTTCAGTAGGTCAAGCAGATTTTGTTATAGATAGAGTATATGCAGCTGTAGACAAATTAAAATCTTTACTAACTGCACAGCCAGCTAGATTTACCGCCATAGGAAGAGAAGATTCTGATAATAAAATATCTAATATATGGAAAAGTATATTAGAATATATTTGGGACATCTCAAAAGGCGATACAGTCTTTAAACAAGTAGTTCATGATTATTCTGTTCAAGGCTTAGGTTATATGTATGTATACATGGACCCGGAAGCTGACTACGGAAGAGGTGAAATTAAATATACTCACGTAGACCCTTTTAGAGTTTATGTAGACCCAGCATCCAGAGACAGGTTTTTTCACGATGCCTCAGGAATTATTCTTTCTACTTATCTAACAAAACAACAAGTAGTTGACTTATATCCCGACCTAGAAGAAATTATTGACGATATAGATGTAAGTGAAAATTCTTTGTATGGAGAAGACTATCCTTCATCTAATTTAAAAAACTCTCAAAACGTACTTACTCCCGCAGAAGCTAAACATCTAGATTACAATGTTAATCAAAAATATCAAATACTAGATAGGTTTTATAAAGTAAGAGTTCCTTTTTATAGATTATTTAATACTTCTAGCGGTGCAGAAAAAATTATAAATGCTGAAATATATGAAAGCATGTTACAAGAAGAAGAAAATCTCGAAGCTATTGCATCGGGTGCTATAGAAATAGAAGAAGTAATGCAAACAAGAATTACGCAATGTACGAGCATTGGAGATGTGTTGTTATATGAGAGAGTTTTAAATACTGACATATATCCTATCGTACCTTTTGCTAACATTTGGACTAATACTCCCTATCCAAAGTCGGATGTGAATAAGGTTAAAGACTCTCAAAGGCTTTTAAACAAGCTATTCTCTTTAACCTTATCACACGCTCAATCTGCAGCTGGTTTAAAACTTTTAATTCCAGAGGGCAGTGTAGATAATGTTAGTCAGTTAGAAAAAGATTGGGCTAATCCAAATGCGGTTATTGAATATAACCCAGAGTTTGGTGAGCCTCACTACCCACAACCAGCTCCTTTAACTAGTGAGTTTTATTATTTAATTGACAGGGTAGAAAAATATATAGATTTAAATTTTGGTATACCAGAATTATTACAGGGATTTAAAGACAATGCTCCAGAGTCAGTTAGAGGCACAATGCTTTTATCTGAAATGGGAGAGTCTAGAGGTAAATCTAAGTTAAGAGATATTGAAGCCGCGTTAAGTATGACAGGTCAAGTAATATATAACTTAGCTAAAGACCACTATAAATTCCAAAAAACTTTTAGAATTGTACAACCAAATAATGATATAACAGAGTTTTCTGTTAACATGAGACTGTATGATGATAAATCACAAGCGATTGGAGCTGTTGAAAACGATATTACTATCGGACAACACGACATTCGCATAATATCAGGTTCAACTTTACCTAGCAACAAGGTAGCAGAATATAATATGTATCTTGATGCTTATAAATTAGGCTTGGTAGATGATGTCGAGGTTTTAAAGAAAAGTGAAATCTTTGACAAAGAAGGTGTTCTTCAAAGAAAGGGCAAAATGGCACAAATGGCAAACTACATATCCCAACTTGAAAATCAAGTAAAGAAACTAAGTGGAGACTTACAAACATCAGAACGTGAACAGATTTCATCTAGGAAACGTACGGAAGTTGAAAAGTTTAAAAGCGAATTAAAGGAATTTAACGCATCCTCTAAAGTAAAAGAAAAAGAAAAGATAATGCAGTTAGGAAATTTGGCAGACCAGATGGCAAGTTCTTTGGAGGCCGAAGATAAAAACAACACTGGTTCAGAATCGTAAGATTAAATCAGGTAGGAGAAAAAATATGGCAAAAGAACAAGAACAACAGCAGGTTGAAAAGAATGACCCAATAGTAGAATCAGTAGTGGAAGAAACACTTACATTACAAGAAGATACCGTAGAAGAGGGTGTGGAAGCATCAGAAGAAGTGAATTGGGAAACAGAAGCTAAGAAGTTTCAATCAATGTACGACAAAAAAACGGCAGAACATGAGAATCTTAGAAGAGAGTCAGATGACTTAATTCAATTAAGAGATACTTTAAATTCTAGACCGGAACTAGTAGACGTAATTGAAAAAAATCTTTCTGGACAATCTATTGAGGGCGATAATGCTGGAGAAAGTACAACACCAGATAATTTTGACCCTTGGGACGCCTACTACAAGCAAGACTCAGAGTCTTACAAATTTAGAGTAAGACAAGAAAAAAAGCTTGTACACGAAACAGTAGATAACGAACTAGCTAGACTTAAAAACGATATGGCTATGAATAATTTAAAAACAGAATTAGTAAGTAAACACAATTTAGAGCAAGATGATGCTCAAGAGTTTTTAAGGTTTGCAACAACACCTAAAGCCGACTTACCTATCGAGACATTAATCAAGGTATGGAAAGAAGATAAGGGTGGAACTGCAAAACCAAATGAAAACAAAAAAGCTGTGCAAGCTGCTAAATCAGTTCCTAAACCAGCTGGAGTACTTCAGGGAGGCCAACAGCCTACTAAATCTGAAGGAGACCAAGTGTGGGATAGAATTATGAATACCAGTCGTGGTGGTAGACTAGCTAAATAACAGTTTAGGAGACTAAAATGGCTATAAATAGCGGAATACTAAAAGCTTCCAACATTACAGCTGC